TCACCGCTTAGGAATCGTCAAAGCTAAATCTTTAAAATGGAAATCTTGATGCCCTCCATTTGTATTTCCTGCTGAATCATTTGTACGTCTAAACATGATGTATGCATTCTTTCCGACAAATTTGCTCATATCGAAATCGCCTTGCATTCCATACTTCAGTCCGTTAGCTACACCTAAGTGTTTGTTTACGTCATCGCGGATAATCCCCGGAACAGATACACGACCAAGTTCTTTTCCTGTATTGCGATCCATTAAAAAGATATAAGCAAATCGATGGTTTCCAGGACCTTGCCAGCCCCTTGCTGTTAAAATACCTCTCTTGACTTCTTTCATCAACTCAAGTTTCGCTTGCTGACCACAACCATGTTGAATTGGGCTTTCAGTTACATAGTCATCATGCGTTTTAGGTTTTGAGTTATTAGTATTATTCGAACCAGCATTCGAAGATCCACCACTTGTATTGTAACCAAGCACATTCATAACAGCCCGAACCGCTTGATCGATATTCGCATCTAATTTGCGCATGTCATTTGCATTATCGATAAAACACCATTCGATTAATAGTACATTCACACCGCTATTCGTATTTCTGTGGACGAATAAGCTAGTCGTTGCTTTTGCTCCTCTGTCCACAATGCCTAATGCTTTAGCAATCGCAGCGGATACTTCTACGGCTTTCTTGCGAGCTTCTTCGTTGCCTGCCCAGTACCAAACTTCTACGCCATTCGCTTGTCCATTGAAAGCATTCAGGTGGTTCGTGATCGCCCAACCACTACCTGCTGCATTCATTGCATTCACTTGATTTTGTAGGTTTTGGTTTACTGTAGCTGCTGATTGATCACTTGTATTCATTACTGAAGCAATAGCTTGCATCTTCTGTGTAATCGTACGCACCACATCCGCTTCACGTCTACCATTGCCAACTGCCCCCGGATCCATCCAGTTGCTTCCACTTTGTCGTCCGCCGTGTCCGCCGCCATTTGAACGAATAGTCATTATTGATCACCTCTTCCAATATAAAACCAGTCAAGTAGGCTCTCGTTTGGATCATCTGTTTTTTCTCGTTCCTTTTGTTCGAAAATAAAGTTTTCCTCTTTGTTAGTTGCTGTAAATTCTGCCGGTACTGTGTAGACTGGTTCAGTTGAATGATTCAATGTGTGCGCAGCATCTTCTACCAAAGTTTCATTATTCTGTAATTCTGGTTTAACTACTTCGTTGTAGTCAGCAATGAATTTTTCTTTATTCCGCATCGTTCTGATCCTCCTTTTTATACTTGGCACTAGACAGTTGCATAATCGTACCTAAAAAAGCAGTCACGGCCGTGATTGTCGTAACTGCTAAATCCGTTTGTTCATATCCATAAACTTTACCCAACGTTCCCACAAGTACTGCAAACGCAGGCAAAACAATAGACACCACCCATTTGATGATGTCGTAAGTTGAATTATTCATTTTCACTTCTATCTCTCCCTAAATAAAGTTCTGATTTGCTGTGTGTGTTCAACTAATTTTTCCGCATGCTTGTCTAACCTCTCATCATGTATTTTTAGTTCTTCATGAATCGTCATGCGGTCAGATTTACTTGCTTCTAAATCTTTAGTTAACAAATCTAAGTTTCGACTGACTTTCGATAAGGTCTCTGTAATTTTTGAAAATGAAGTTGTGATTGGTTTGATAACCAATAAAATTAAAGAGACGATAGCTGCGATAGAGCCAGCTATTGCTCCCCATTCTCCCAAATTAATCATGTAGCAACTCCTTTTGCTATATTAAAAAGCGCACTCGTTTGAGTACGCCTTTCTAACTTTCTGTATTTACAATATTTTCTGCTTCCTCATCAGTGATACAGAGAGGAACGAACTGTCTGACTTGGTCATCAGTGAAGCAACCCCAATCGTACATCATTTTCACGTCTTCAAAACTAAACATTCTCCTCACCTCCTTAGGTTTCAGAATTCAGTTGCTCTTTTATATTCGAAATTTCTTGTGTACACTGATTTACAGCCAGCATTGTTTTAGAGTTAATTTGAGCTAAACCATCTGCTTTTTGTTTCAGTGCAGTATTCTCTTTTTTGATTGCTACATCATTAAGCATCAATTTACTATTTAATTGCTTTAGGTTGTCATTCTCTGACTCTAAAACATGATACATTGCTTCTAAATTATTTAGTTTATTATGATCTAAAACATTCGTTAAGACAATCCAACGATTTTTTTTGGATCAAATGTTTGGTCCTCAATCGATAGAGGCTCGCCATCTTCACGTGTTCCTTCAAGTGGCGCAACATCCGTAAACGGTACTGTTACAAGTAAGTCATCTACTACTTCACCGACATATTCTCCACCAGTTCTCCCGTACTTCCAAATCTTTTTCAAAACTATCCCTCCTTACACTGCCAAAATTTCTCTGATATACACTTGGTCAACACCCCACGCATTCACTGAATCAGTTGTATAGTTTGTTCCTGTCACAAGCGTTACAACATCACCAACGTTAAACTTTCTTACACAAAACCACCCAACATCATTTCGCCAATTTAGTGTTCCTCCTATACCAGCTACACGCCAGTCACTTGCCCCATTCACACGCATCCCAAGATAAGCATAGTAACTGGCATTGTTCGTTTGACAGGTAAATTTACCGACAAATTGAAGCGCACAGTTTTTTAGAATCGTTAAAGATTTAGTATCTTCAGATAATGAAAAAAAATTATTATTTTTGGAACGATTATTATCATAAGCATACGGTCTTCCCCAATTTAAAACAGTCCCATCTGAAACAGGTACCCCAGATAATTGTCCACCAGTTAAGGAAATTCCAAACTTTTCAGTTGATATACGTTCACCTGAAATTAAAGGTTGCTCAAGAAAATTCTTCGTTCCATCTATGGATTGTGGTTCTGTTAAACTTACTTTCTCATTCAAACTTTTTTCAGTATATGCTGAGGTTACATCCCAGCTATAATCATTTGGGTCATTGCTATCTTTTAACCCCTCGCCGAAGTATTTGTAAAAGCTGATTGGTGGTGTTGCCGCTGTCCCGTACTCAATTTTACACCACTTAATAGATACCGCACCTAAGTTACTATTAGGGTGCTGATACAATCTAAAACGTTGAGTCAATTCTGTATCATCAAAATTATAATTATTGACAACTAACTCCCACGTATTTTTTAACCCTTCAACTTGTACCATATCACCTAAAAAATCATTTGAAACAACTGTTCCGTCAACCTTTGTCTTGTACATATAAAATCTAAAAGACTTATCATTAGGTTTAGTACCCTCTAGTCTAATAGTGAATGTAGAACCTTTTTTGATAAACTCACTAGGGAAGTAGGTATATACCAGGTAATTACTTGTATTAACAGGTGTCATACCGTTTGTATCTAGAGGGTTATTTAATGCAACTTTAGATACTTGATAAGGCTCTTGTAATAGATTAGGTTGATGCGGTGTAGCATCTGCACCATGTTCTATTTTTAGCTTTCTTATTTTAAGTGTGCCAGTAGGGTTAACCGTATTGCTTACTGTCTGCCAAGTAAAATATAATACTTTAGGCACACGCCCTTGATAATCTATAGTTGAAGTTCCTTTCACCGTAACCCATGTATTTCTAGGCACATCACGTGGTAATCGTGAAGTTTGTATAAGAACTTGTCCACCATCTGTATAAGCATAGTTAGCAAAAACTTGTGTAACATCCCCTGTATAATCAGCCCCCACATACATTTCGCAACTCATCGTATACTGTGTTTTATCCTTTAAGTACACACTTGTTTCCGGGTTAGGATTCCATTTGACTAATCTTCCACTACCGTCCATTACAACGGTATATTCACCGTTTTCATATGTTACCGCACCACCGTCTCCCCATTTAAATGTATCTGAGTCAGTCATAGCTAGGTTAGGATTCCCTGAATAGTCGAAATTACCAAAATCAATGCTGTTTGAGTACATCTTTTTAAGTTTTCCAAGATTACCAATTTGTTGATTGGCTAGATCTATACGATCATTCGCCTCATTAATTTTGTTGCTCAAAGTTTCAATATTTTGATTTGCTTGGACGATTCCATTGTTGGCTTCTTCCAACTTTTCATTAATTTGCTGCTCCGAATCTGCAATTTTCTGATCAATCTCTTGCTTACCATCTGCCATAATTTTTTCAATTTTATCGATTGTTTGACTAAAACCATTGAAATAGTAGTCTTCTAATTCTGGTGTAGTTTCATCAATAGGGCTTCTACGGATCTCAAAATTAAATCGTCCAGCAGTATCAAGCGATCGAGTATCTGGAAAATTAATGTAAACACTACCTCGGACTGTTCCAACATATCCTAGAATGTTATCTTCTAAAGTAATTGATACAATCCCATTTAAACGATCTTCAATGGTTGCTAAATAATCATGCTTTCCGATCCCACCCTCAGCTGTTGCTGAATTGAACATTAATCGAATAGGGACAGTAGTACCTTCAGATAAGACTTGTGGAATGTTATCCTTTCTTAGTAGCTGTATAACTAACTTTGCAGTTCCTCTGTCATATGACCAAAATACTGCTTTTGTCTCAATAGGTTTAAGGGCCTCTGCTTGGATTCGTATGATGGATTCATTTATTTTATAAACCATTAAGACAACACCGTCCCTTTAGTAATAATAAGCCCATTCTCGACAACTTCGGTAGGTGTACTTGCGAAGTTGCTCGGCAAGGTTCCTCGGACAATTGCAGCTAGGCATCTCACACCCTTTGTATTTTCTGATCCTTTAATACTGGATAAATTCACCTGTCCCATCAACTTTGTATGAATCGCTATATTTTGACGATAGAAATAAGTAGTCGTGTATAAATTCATGGCAGACATACCACCACAATAGGCGCCCATCGCATTTCTATTTCGAGTATCTTCAGCAAATTTACATCTTTCTACTGCTAGATATCCCCCTTGCTCAACTAATAATCCATAGCTGTACCCTTCAAAAAGCAAGCCATTTGTTTGATCAACAAACTGAATGCTTGAAACTTGAAAGTATCCTTTACATTGATAGAATCCAATACTTCTTACCTTTACAGGAAGGTCAGACGTAGAAGGATCAATACCAGTAGTATTATTTTGTGGGCGAATTCTGATTGTTGTAAAACTGATGTTTTTTATAACAACATCTTCTAGATAGACACCATCATCAATCCAAATCGTGACTCCTTGCACCACGATTAATGGAATTTGATTGACAGCTGTCTGAATCGTCGCAAAAGGTTTCTCTTCTGTGCCATTGCCAGTTTGATCACTACCATTTGAAGCTGAAACATACAAATCTATTGCTTCGCCACCTCCTCCAACCAAAGTAGCCACGCTATCATTCAGTTGATTCACTTGATCACGTGTATCCGACTGCATACTTTTTAAAGATAAAATATTTTCCTTGGCGCTTCTTTCTGTTTCATTCAATCTTGATTGAAGTGTTTCAAAAATTTCACCATCGATATTTACACGAGCATCAATCACTTCATTTGATGAATCACCACCAGAATTTAAAACGAGGTTATCAATACGACTATTTGTCGATTTGTCTTTGTTATATAATCTTGTTTCTAGACCATCTAAGTAATCGACGTTTTTATTAAATACTTCTTTCCATTCAGCGGAAATACGATTACTGATTAGTTTAAGTAACCCCATTAGCTCACTCCTTTCTGTACCATATCAGCAAGAATCGCTGTCATTGTTTTTTTCGTGTTACTCAATATAACTTCTGGTGGCTTATTTGGTATCGCTGGATATTTTTTTATACCTACAATCTGAATGTAAGTATTTATATTCAGTGGTTCATAAATGAATGGAACATAGTCACCTTTATTAGGATTGATTTTCCATTTTAATGTCACTGAGCCAGATATACTTGGATAATCTTGCAAGTCTTTTTTTAAACGCTCTAACATATTTCCTGCTACTGTATATCGTTCATCTTCTACTGGATCTTGAATTCGGATTCCCCACTTATTTGACTCAGGACTTGTATAAGTGATCGGACTGAAAACATAATTCTCATTGTCATTTTTCTTACCAAATCCACGAATTTGAGTTTTTAAACTATAAGTATCAATTTCAAATGAAACTTCATCCGTATTGTATTTATATCGGATTTGTTCCTCTGTTTTCTGGCCATATTCAGAGGCGGGATAAAAAGTCAGATGTTTATTATTAGGAATCACTATCGCATTGTAGTCAGATAGAATTTCATTGATCAGCTTCAAATAATTCCCATTCCCAAAATTTTCTTGTTCAACTGTAAGGAATTTTTTATTTGGATCAATAACTTCCCACGTAAACCCACGGTTACCTGCGCTGAAAATGTGTGTTAATAATTGGCTAACCGATCTTGTACCAGTTAATGTATTGTACTGATAACCGTCTTGAATCGTGTAATAAATATGAGTCGCAACTACTTGCTTGATTACTAATTGTCCGACAGCGTTACGGTTCATTTCTTTAATGATAAACTCTTGTCCATCAAAAAAGACTGAAGACTCATATTCAATTAAATCGAATACTTCTTTTTGTACTGAACTGTTCGTCGCTGTAAAAGCAATCTCCCATGTTTCATTTTGTTGCCAATTCTCATAAAAAGAATCCTTGTCAAAACCGACAAGGACTTCTTCTTTAGTTTTTTCATAGTTTCGAATAATTAAATCAGTCACTCAATCACCTACTTATACAAGAAACGGAAATCCCATGTTGATTTCACCCTTGTAATATTTTGGATTTCAATTTGATTGACTCCCTCGGACAAACTAATTAATCCATGATTAGTGTCGATACCACAACTTACTCCATTCAGTCGAGGAATGACTCCATCTACTACTAAAGATTGTCCCAGCTTCGTAGATAATGAAGGATAATAGATAAACCTTTCACCTGTCGTTCTATTAAATATGGTTGCATTCCCTTCTGACTCGCCTTCCAACACAATTCGAAGATAATGTTCTCTTGGATCAATCGAAAAGCTTCCTCCATTAAAAATAGTTAAGCGACTGGTTTTATGCGTATAGCTATAATCTTCGGCAACCAAGCCTTGTGAGAATTGCCATTCTTCAGTAAAGCTAAAATCTGACAATGTGGTAGCAACTGATTCAGCATATCCTGACGGAACATCAAATGTAATCTCGATCGTAGAATAATCATTTTCTTCTTCAATAAGTTCGAAGTTTTTTGGATTTACTTTATATCGTTTCCCCGGACTTAAGTCATAAGAAATATAATACTGATACCCAACAAAGATTGTTTCAAAAAGTTCGGTCAGTATTAACTCTTTCTCATACTTGTTTTTGTAGAAAATATCAAACGTCAAAACCAATTCAAAAGGACGGAAGCTAGAGTTTGATTCTCTACTTCCGCTCGTTCCTTGAAAATCCTCGTAGCTTACTTCATATACAGGCGCTTGACGTTTGACATCTTTACAGATAATTTTATTTTTCTTTTGTGGATCAAACACATTTCGATTTTGGTTAAATATTATCTTGTAAAACAATTCTCAGACCCCTCCATTCGTATATCGAAGTTTATTTAAATCAGACCCCATAAATTTATTTGCTACATGGGCAATTTCAGAAGGACTAATACTTGAATCTTTACTCAAGATAGCTTTAAGAATCATCATCAACTCGCCATGTTGCTTTTGCTGCTGTTTGATTAATGTGAGTAACTCAGCAGAATTATCAGCATTAACTGTATTTCCAGATGACCTATTTCCTTCACCTGATAAAAACGCTAGTACTTCTCCTACCAGTTCAATCGCTCTCGTTTTCTTGGTTAACGGAACAACTACTTCAGGTTTGTTTCCTTCTCCACCACGGAAAAGTCCATCCTTCGTAATCCAACCACCATTTTCATAACCAACTCCACGCCAACCAGCTAATAAGCTACCGTATCGTGACTTGGTATAGCGAATAGATGCTAAAATATTAGACATTGGATCAAAAATATTTTTATTGTGTGGTGATCTTGCATATGTCCGAAAAGTCGGATCGATTACTTGCATCAGACCTTTAGAAGGAACGCCATTTTTCGCATTAATATCCCACATGTTTATTGCATTCGGATCACCATTCGATTCTGTTCTCATTTGATTTAACAATGCATTCAGATTAGCAGCTGAAAGTTGTCCTTCCATGCGGAGCGCCTTAGTCGCAACTGAACGCCATCTTTCAACATTTCCACTACTGCCTTCAAGTCCACCTCCACCGAATGCACCGTTTAAATGGATATGGTCAAAATGATCGTTGTCTGGCCATCTCACCCAATTACCTGAAGCACCTGTACCAGAAATACCCATTCTGTCACGAACTCTACCATTGGTAATTACATAGCCAACTTGGTTTTTAAACTTCTCAAAAGCATAGTTTGCAATTGTAGTGTATCGTGAATCACCTACGACACCAGGAAAGGCTAAATCTATTGCTTGGTGTTTGCCATGATAATGTGGATCTCCAGGACGAAAACCCGACGTAGGAACTAAACCAGGGAACTTTGTCATTACCTTCTTTGCGACATCTACAAGATAGCTATAAACATTATTGAATGCTCCACCACCAGAATATAAAGCCCCGTCAAAATTACCGTGACTAAAAAAATCACTTAATGCATTCTGTACCATTTGGTTCGATGCTTCAGCCATTTTATTTACAGCTGATTTTGTCATCTGACGCCACGGATTTGTGATACTTTCATAATCTACATTGCTTGATAAGAAACGTTTCAAAGCTTCTTTGTCATCAATGAAGTCAGCAACATCTACATCCCCAATTCCATTTTTATAATGAGGAATATCTTTATGGCTTGCTTTCAAAATTTGTTTTGTTTTCGATGCGTTGATGACCTTAGAACCTTTTTCAAGCCAAATCATTGCATTTCGCTCTTTTGGTATATAGGTTTCTCCGTTCGGACGTTGTATAATTTCCTTGTATGTTGTACCAGGTTGATCATTAACGATTGCTGGACCATCTTCTGGATGTGCATCAATCCCCCGGAACAGTCCAACTTCCAATCGAATCACTCGACTCTACTTCTTTTAAAACGTAGTTAACACCTGAAATGACTCCATTGACACCTTTGCCGATGCCAGCAACCATTTTGTTAGCTACACCATTCATAGTAGAAGCCAATGCTCCACCCATTGAATTTGTCCCATTAATTAACGACTGTAATAAGAAAGAACCCGCATTGTAGAAGTCCCCATTCTT